ATGGCGACAAAACGAAAGCGGGGGAATTCCTGGCACTACATCGTGCGCAGGGCAGGGCTGCTGCCCAAGCCGATCTACCTCAGTTTTGAGGCGGAGAAGGAGGGCGATGAGTATGTTGCAAGGCTGGAGGCGTTGCTCGATCGCGGCGTTGTTCCCGAGGAGTTCGTAGCGCCCAAAGCAGATCCCAAGCGTCTGCGTGGCCGTGTCTCCGAGTACCGCAGCAAGCAGGCCATCTCCGTCGATGACGCCAAGCTGCTGCCGGTCGTGCTGTCGCGACTTCCAATAGAAATCGCCATGGCTGACCTCACGTTCTATTGGGCCACCGAGTGGGTCGCTTCGATGAAGCGCGTCCACAATCTTTCGCCATCCACCATCCGACACCACGTCGGGGCGCTGTCGCGCGCGCTGGACTGGCTCGCGGCCCAGGGCGACCTCCCGACAAACCCATTGCGCCTGCTTCCTCGCGGCTATTCGGCCTATACGGCCGATGACGCAGCGGCTGTTGCCCTGGTGGAAGGCCGCAAGAAGGAGGATCAGGAGCGCGATCGACGTCTGGAAGATGGGGAAGAGGAGCGAATCAGGGAGATCCTGGCCGGCGAGAAGCCTTCCGGGCGTCAACGCGCGCTGGAGCTGAACCACCAGCCTGCGCTGCAGCTGCTGTTCGACATGGCGCTGGAGACGGGCATGCGGATGCGCGAGATGTACACCCTCACGATGCCGCAGATTGATCTGCCCAAGCGCACGATCTTTCTGGACAAGACGAAGAATGGCAGCAAGCGTCAGGTGCCGATTTCATCGGTACTGCTTGGCCTGCTCAAAGCCTACGAGGGTGACGAGGATGGGCGCTTGTTCCCGTGGTGGGACGGCGACCTCAGCAAGCCGGCTCTAGCAAAGGTCACCTCTCGCCTGTCGAGGCAATACGACCGGATTTTTCAGGCGGCGAACTGTGAACACCTGAACTTCCACGACCTGCGGCACGAGGCCACAAGCCGATTGTTCGAGCGCACATCGCTGAGCGACTTGGAAATTGCAAAGATCACCGGTCACAAGGATGCGCGAATGTTGGCTCGATATGCCAACCTTCGCGCGTCAAACCTTGCGGAGCGGCTGTGGTGATCAGGTCTCGTAGGCGCGCAGATCAGGGTGAGCCGCTTTGCGGGGCTTCCTTGCGGCTGCGCGTGCGGGCGCTGAGTGTTGCCGCTCTTTCCCGATTACTGCCTTCCGCCTTTCCTCGGCCTGCCGCCGCCCTTCGTCCCTGATGTAGCCGATCAGGTCATCCCTCAAGATGACCGTGTGCTTCTGATTCAAGCGGACGGCGGGCAGCTCGCCCTGGTCAACAAGGGCGCGGGTGGCCTCAATCCCAAGGCGCAGCATGTCGGCTGCGTCTTCAAGTCCAAGTGTTTCAGTCATTGATCCTCTCCGATCCTCCGGCCTCTGCCCCGATCGCTTCGTAGCGTTCGGCTTCGGCGAGGTAGTGCGCCACCCTTTCTTCGCGAACTGATGGCGGAAATTGGTACGCGACGCGCGCTGCATCAGCGGCCTCGCGGTTCTTCTCGGCCAGCCACCGAGCACGCGCGGCTGGTAAATCAAACTGGTCAGCGTTGTTGGTCATTGCGCACCTTGTCTGGGAGCGCGACTAGTCGCCGCACCAACTCGCCGTGTTGCGCCCGTGTGAGTTGCAAGGTGCTTTCCGCCCCAACCGCGCGGACATGGTCGCGGTAAGTTTCTTGATCCAGTCCCTTCTGGCCGTGCGCCAAGCGGCGCAGTGCTTTTACCAGGGCTGTGCTGATCTGGAAGTCAGGCATTGGTTGCCTCCATCGCGTCTGGCCATGCGCTTGCGTGCTCAGGAAGAACCCAAAGGACCACGTCGGAGTAGCCGGCATCTTCGAGGTCGTGAAATTTCTTGAACCAGCGCTTGAGCACGCGTCGCTTGAGGAAAGCAGTGGCGAGGAGAGAGCCCGCACTTTTGGACGTCAGCCCTGTCTCGGCGCAGACTTCTGCGGTCGTGGCTGGGCCGTCATTGAGCACCGCCAGGCACAGGGCCGTCTTGCATGTGTCCTCACGCATCGCTCGCCTCCTGTTCGCACACATCGCAAGGCCACTCGTCGCCGATGTAAGCCCCGCAGTCCGGGCACAGCTCGGCAGGATCGATCTCGATATCTGCAAGCTGCTGGCGTCGGTGCTCGCGATAGATCAGGGCGCGCTAGCCGCAATCGGTATCGCATTCCTTGTCGTCGCAGTGCGGGCATGGCTCAATTTGCATCGCTCGCCTCCTGCGGGCGGGCGGCGAGCATTGCACGGTAGATCCCTTGATAGCTCATCTCTGGATCATTACCGCGACGCTTTCGATTCTCTATGACGTGCCGAGTTTCGGCCATCTCTGCTGATTCGACCATTTCCTCGGTCGGTTCCACCGGCACCATCACGAAACCCTCCGGTGCGGCGCGCAGGGCGGCGGCAATTGCGCGAACTGCACGATGCTCCATCTCCGTCAACATTGCTTCGCGGCGGATGCAATCGGGGATGTGCGCGATTCCGTCGCGCTCGTACTCCTGCGCCAGCAACTCCCTGGCGCGCTGCTGGTCATCGGTCATCGTCTTTCCTCCACCATGTCCAAGAACCCCAGACCCCAGCGAGAATCACGTAGGCGATTGCCGCGCATATTGCGAGATGCGCTAAGAACTCAAGCATCAGACACCCCCGCGCCGTGGCTGGTGGGCTGCTCAACGCTATCGACCAACGCTCGCAGCCGGGCATGATCTTCAAGCAGTGCCCGCAGGTCGCCGGCGAGGCTGGGGAAGCTTCCGCCGCCCGCATAGTCAGCAAGGTTGTGTAGGCGCTCGCGCACCTCGTTGATCGGCAGCACGCTCACGCCCCCACCTCGGCGCTGGTGGCCTGCAGTGCCGGCAGGTAATTGAGATACGGACCCCAGTCGCGGAAGCCGGACATATCGGTGCTGACGGGGAAATCCGGCTTCTCGATCCGCTGCCATGCTTCCATCGGCACCGCAGGCTCAAACCGCCGCCGTCCACCGGTGCGGCTGTACATCTGTAGGTCAGCGACCCACTCGCCAGCGATGTCGTCCCAGTACACCGCGCGGACCTTGGCGATGTCCGGGCAGATCATTCCGGGGGCGTCTGCGATCCAGTCGCCCTCGGCAACGGGTGCCAGCGTTGTGCATTCCTTGCGGCTCATGATTTAGCTCCTTCGGAGTTCAGCGCATTGCGCAACGCAGTAGCGACCTTCTGCCCCTCACCCGGCTGGAACTCATGCGATAGCCGTACTTCCTCCAAATAGGTGCACGGCGGTTGCAGCGGGTTGTTCTGGACAGCAACGGTGAAGCCGGAAAGAAGCTGGCGCAGGGAATTGAGCTGATACCGGAGTTGCATCACCTCGGCATCGCTGCCGCCCTTGGGGCTGGCGTCGAGTGCTTCCCGCGCAGCACGCAGGTCAATGTCGTTCGCTTCCATCACGTCCACCGGATCGCAGTCACCGCCAAGCGATGTGATGCGATCCATCCCGGATTCCAGCAGGCGGACGTAAGCCTGGTACAGGTTGCGCATCGGCTCGCGCAGGTCGATCCCCGGCGCTGCGGGGGTGCTGGACAGTGCGGCACGGTCGCGCCATGCGGCCCATAGTCCGCGTGTGCGCGCCGCATGCGGGCAGTAGCCACCGGCCTGCTCCGCATCGCTGACATACCCCTTGCCATCCCAGGTCGCACGGAGCGCCCAGCAGTGACCGCGCATCCAAGCTTCAAACGCCAGCCGCTCGGCTTCGCTGCCCTGCGTGCCATTGGCTCCGATTGCATGCGCATCGTCAATGCTCGGCGCATCAACCGGCGCTGCGGCGACGGGGGCGGCGAATAACTTGGCCCCGCATCGCAGCCAATCGGGGTCCCCGCCATTCTGCACATGCGCCCAGGTGATGACTGCGGTGCGTTCCAGCGGCTTGTAGGAAATCACGGACGCCGCCGCCTCCTGCGCTGCGGCGGGATTGCCGGCCGCGCGCTGGTCGATATGCGCAGGACATGGGTGACGCAGGGAGCCGTTCCCGCTGGGGCAGGTGCAGTTGGTTGCGGTGGTGTCGTTCATTGGCTGGATTCCTTCTTGCCTGGGCGCTGCGAGTACCTGGCGCGGCCGGGCAGCTGTGGAATGAGGAGCATCTGATCGGTAGTCACGCTGTAGCGGGCAACGCGGCAGGGCTTGCCCCTGCGGTTCTCGACCACGATTTCCGTGGAATGGATCGGATGGCCCTGTTGCCGCAGGTCGTAGATGCGCGCGCTGGCCCTGGCGATACCAAGCTCCAGCAGGATCTCCATTGCGGTCATCGGGCGCTTGGTGAGCGCTGCAAGCAGTTCATCGCATTGGGCTTGGTCGGTCATGCGTTGCTCACAGCGCCAGTGGCATCTGGGCGATAGAGCTTGGGAACACCGAGCGCCTGGTGGCGGGCTTGCGCTTAGGGGCGGGGTGTCCGTGTACCAGGTTCCATTCGGCGTGGGCTTCCTCGAAGGTGAGGCGGCGCGAGGTCTGGCTGCAGGCGCACTCGACGCTGTGCCCGCCGCCCGCCGAGGGACGGCGGAGGTCCAGCATGTGGCGCGCTGCGTGTCCCTTGCTGCAGGGAATGATCGGCACCTGTTCCGTGATCATGCGTTGCATGTACTTCTCCTATTTGCCGTAAGCCAGCAGCGTGAGGACGACGCCGACGATGGCGGCAGCTGCCAGGGTCACAAGAAGGGTTCCGAGGAATTCGCGGGTGGAGTGCTTCACGGCGCATCACCGACGAAAGCCAGGTCATAGATGACGCAGTGCGCCCGGGCGGCCGAGGGGGAGTCGGCACTGACCGCAGGGAGGGGTACGACCGCGGTTGCCCGGGCGCATGCGTCTGGAACGGGGTAGGAGCCGCTGGCGACGGCATCGACGGCGTCAAGCGCGTCCTGCCAACGGCGTGGGGAGAAATCGGCGGTGAGCGCGACGGCGACCCCGGTGGCGCAGTTCGGCACGCGGTCGGCGGCGCGGAAGCCGTTGAGTGCGGTTGCCGCGATGGTGCCTCGGAGGCCCCAGTCGTCGTGGTCGGCCAGCTCGTACACCGCCAGGGCGGCGCAGATGCGCGGGCTCGTGATGACCAGGTCGGCCGGGATGGTCACTTCGCCATCGGTGGTGACCTCAGCGGCCGGGGAGGGCTCCGGCTGGCCGGTGGCGGCGCAGCCGCCCAGGGCAAGCAGCAGGGAGGCGAGGACTGCGCGGATCATGCCGCACCTCCCGCGCTCTTTACTGCATCGCGCAGACGGTGTTGCTTCGCCTTTCCGAGATCATTGCTTCGCCTGTTGAGTTGCACGCGCGACACGTCGTCAGCGGCACGGAGAAGCTCCTGCAGTGCATTGGCAATTCGCTCTAGATCCGCTGACACGTTTGCGCAGGCAACGGCGCTGTAGGTGAGGCCGCCGCTGTCAGCAGCGTTCCGGAGTGCGCGCGAGTGGTTCAGCAGGACGCTGACGCAGTTCACGCAGCACCTCCAGTGCGGGTGCCCGGCAGGCGAACGCGGCGGGCGAGGTGGGTCATGCGGACCTTGTGACCGCCGGGATCAACGCCACGGAACTGCCAGAGCACGTCGCCGTGCAGGCGGGTGAAGTCAAACCTCATCCCGCCCCGCTTTGAGGCGTCGTAGACGAAGTCAGGGCAGGGGTTCCCTTGGAAACGTCCCCTGAAGGTGCAGAAGAGGCGATAAGCCGCGCGCGCTGCGCGGTAGAACGCTTTCCATTGCTGACGTGCGGTGGCCATTGACCGAATCTCCAGCCCCTGCCCGGAATGGGTGTATCGCGGGGCGATGGAGCAAACATTAGCCAGTGGCTATTCTTTAGTCAATAGCCACAAGCTAATATTTTTCTGAATTGGTGATAGCCAAAAAGAAAGCCCCGCAGAACGGGGCTGTCATTGAGCGATGTCCGGAGGCCCTAGAACTTGCGGAGACCTGCGTGTATCAGTGCTTTTCCGAGAATAGTCACCTCACCAACATCGGGCCGATAGGCGGGGAAGTCGGTGTTCACGCTGACCACATACAGTCCGTCACCGCGTTTCTGAAGCATCTTAATTTGCGTCTCGCCGCCCACGTTGATCAGGTAATAGTCGTCACCATCGAAGTAGTCACAGCTAGTGTCGATCCAGACGATGTCTCCGTCTTCCAACTTTGGGCGCATGGATGGGCCGCGGCCAGTGATGATCTGGATGCGCCCTGGCTTGGGTAGATAGCCGAGCTTCCTCCGGACTTCCCATTCGGCAATTTCGATGGTCTTTACCACCTCTGGGTAATCCTGATTGACCATCCCTGCTCCCATACCAGCACCCCCTTCAAACAAGTCGAAGCGAACGTAGCCGGGCGGGGTCTCAGCCTCTAAGACCGCATGGCTGCCGGCGTCAGTAGCGCCCTGGTGTGTGTCCATCCATCCCGTCGGCAGTCCCAGCGCAGCCTCTATTGCGCGGGCTGTGCCGCCGGACATGACCCTGGGCTTTCCCGTTGCGGCATTGGGGCTTCGGTTCACCCATTGGCTCACTTGGGCCGGATTTTTTATGCCAGCCGCGTCCGCAAACTGGCGTTGCCCGCCCTTGGTGGCAATCAGGGCAAGGAGATTTTCGTGGCGGATATCGTCGATTGGGCGCATATCGCCATTGGATAGCGAAAGGCTATTCAATCCAACGAGCTTTTGGCTATTGTAAAGAGAATAGCCGTAGGCTAATGTTTGGCTTATGGACCTACTCACATACATCTCCGATATGGGCCGCCGGCACGCACTCGCCCAGGCTTGTGACACCAGTTCCGAGTACCTGTGGCAGATCGCCACGAGGTGGCGAGGGAAGCGCCCGAGCCCCGAGCTCGCTTCGGTGATCGAGCGGGAATCGGCACGCCTCGGGCCAGAAGCGGTTCCCAAGGAGCCAATGATTTTCGGCGAAGCGACGCGCGGATCTGTGCGGGAGATGAGCCAAAGCGTGGACGCTCGCATGAGCAAGCGCGCGCTGCGGGCTCGGCTGGGCCTGTCCAGTGACAAGCAGCTGGCGACGGTCCTGCAGCTTCCGCTGGCGCAGGTTGAAGGATGGGAGGAGGAACGCGCGCTGCCGCCCATTCCGGAGGTGCTGCGCCTGCTCGGCGTCCAGCCGGCTGCCGCAGTTGAAGTGCCGCCGGCAGATCCGGACGACAACCGCATCGTTGCCGTGGAGGTGGCCTGATATGCGCGCCACCTCCACAGGTTGGTTCCTCAGTGCTGGGGAGATCCAGCACTCGTCTGCGGTGTTTTTTCCAGTTGATCCGCCAAAAACAGCATTCGCTGCCCCAGCTCGCGCAATTGGGGAACGGTCATCGCGTAGTTGGGGCTTGAGTGGGCTTGCTCCAGCGTTTCGGTCGGGCTCACGAGGTATCTCAGCGTGACGAACCCGATCCCATACGCAGGCACGGTTCCGGTTTTCCAGCCGGCCACTGGTGCCAGCGGCTCGTCCTGTTCCTTGGTCATGTCGCCCTCCTTGCGGGCTGTTCGTGTGGAAACAGCAGCCTACCGCAAGGAGGGCGGCTCCCGCTTTCCGGTCCTGAGGGTCCATTGAAATGAGTTCGATTCCTTCCATGGGCAGCAGTCTGGCGACCGGTACCGGCGAAGTCATGAAGCTGGGGAGGCAGTTTCTGCCTTCGCGCCAGCAGGTGGTCTACGGCTACACCGACAAGATGCTCAACGAAACGGCGATGAACGCAAACAGCTTCGCGATGCACGTTGCGGAGCAGTACTTCGCAATAACCGCCCCACACCGGCACGACAAGAAGGCCGTTCCGCTCCGGATGGGGCAGGGCGACGACCTGGCTGACGCGCTCAAGGCCAACGGTCAGGCCCTGCGCCGGTACATGGACGGCACGGTGAAGACCTTGCCGGCCGACCTGGAAGACGCTTGGGTGCTTAGCCTTCCTGAGCCGTACCGCAGCGACTGTGAGCGAGACCTAGCCGCGCGGCGCGGCCTCCTGCCCATCCGTTTGAGCCTGATTGCTTCGGACGCGGACACGGCTGGGATTGGCGTGTTGATGACGGACTTTGGTTCATTGGTGAGCGCCCTGACGCCGGCCATCGCTGACGGCGTGATCGACGAGCGGGACCGCCCGCATGCCAAATCGATCATCGATCGCTGCAACGACGTGGTGATCGCTGCCCTGACGATTCAGCGCCGCTTCGTGGCGCTGCTGGGTGGTGACAAGTGAGCAGCCTGGACGTTCGCCGCCGAGGCCCGTTGTCAGAGTTCACCGACCAGCAGCTGCGCAATGAATTGGACCGACGCGCACGCGAGGACGGCAAGCCCGCAAACCTGTGGGTGCAGAAGCGCTCCGAGTTCCTCACCAACAAGGCCGACGAGCTGGAAAAGACGGTCGAGACCCTGGAGGAGGAGCTTTTGCCGCGCGGGCCGGCACGCCATCAGCAGCTGGCACGCATTCGCGCGCTGAAGGATCAGATCAGGAAGTACCGGGCTTTCGCCGTACTGGCAAAGGCCGACGAAGACGCGGCCGAAGCTAGCAAGAGCAAATAACCGAATCCCGCCCCTCTAACCGCCGGGTAGCTCCTGGTGGGACAGCCGAACTCCTGCACGGTTGAGGGACGCGGGTTTGCAGGAGGAAGTAGGAGTAATGGCGTGACACAGACAGATTCCCCCATGCAACGACCGATAGGGCCTTCGCCATGAGCGTCGAGGCGATCACCTGGGCACTGAAGCTGCCGATCAAGCATTCCTCAGCCAAGTTTGTGCTGACGGTACTGGCGAACTGCGCGAGCGGCGACAAGTGGCTTGCTTACCCATCGGTGGCTTATCTGGCCGAGGCTACGGGGCAAGACCGCAAGACGGTTCTGGCCAATCTCGTGCGCCTGCGTGAACTGGGTTTCATCGAGGACAGTGGCCGGCGCATGGGCGACACGAAGCAGGTGATCGTCTATCGGCTGTTGGCCGGTCAACAAGCCGAAACAGTACCGAAAACGGAACAGTCCCAAAAGCGGAACAGTACCGAAAACGGAACAGTCCCAAAAAGTCATGGAAAGAGTCCCGTTTTTCCCTCCAAACAGTCCCGTTTTTCCGCGAAACAGTCCCAAAAATGGGACACGGAACCGTCAGAAACTAAAGGGAACCGTCAGAACACACACCGCGTGTGTGGAAGCGGGCTCACCGCGGCTGACATCGATCGCGAGATATCGCCGCTCGGTTCGTTGCCGGACTGGATCGACCACGAGGTGCTTGCCCAGTTCGTGCGGCATCGACGGGTATCCGGCCGGACGCTCTCGGTGCAGGGCTGGCTGCAGATCCTGCCCACGCTGAAAACCTTGGCCGCGTCGGGCGGCGACCCGAATCAATCCCTCCGCGACGCTATGGCCGCCGGCCTGTCGTTGCCCGTCATCCCGAAATCTGGAGCCAACGCCCATGGATCAACTGCAGAAGGTTCTGCCGCCGGAGTCGCCCAAGCACGCGCCGAGTACGAACGCCGCCACGGCAGTGGCAGCGCTGGCGGCCAGGGCGGAGCAGGACGAGGCCGCCCGGCAGGCGAGGTCATCGATGCCGAGTTCGCCGTTGTCGGCTGAGCCCAGCCAGCGCGCCATGGATGCGCTGTGGAACCTGTGGGAGCGCATGGAGGCGATGTTCCCGGGCAAGTGGAAGCACGCCAACGGTCTGGCGCCTGCCAGTACGGACGGTCCGCTGACTGTGGCCGGTGAGACTTGGGCGCTCGCGCTGAAAGGTCTGCTCCCGCGCCAGCTAGGCGAGGGCATGGCGGCTTGCATGCGCATGGGCCTGAAGTGGCCACCAACCCCGGGCGAGTTCCGCGCGCTGTGCTTGGGCCTGCCATCGCTGCCGCAGGTGGAGCAGGAGCTGCGCCCCGGACAGGACCGTAGTCCGTTTTCCGTGCTGGTTCGTTCGCTGATGGACTTGCATGCGTTCAACGCCGCCGATGGTTACCAGCAGTCCCGGATGGTGGCCGCTGCCTTCAGCCAGGCGATGCAGCACGTCTCCGCCGGCGGAGCGCTACCGGCCGCAGTGCCTGCGCTGGTCCACGAACGGCCGTCTTCGCCCAGCGTGACCAATCGGGAAACCGCGGCCGCCGCAATGGCGCGCGCTGCCCAGGAGCTTGGGTTCGACTGATGGCGATGCAGCACTCCACTGGTACTCCGACTGCAGCCGAGGCAGAGCGCATCGAGCTGGCGAAGGCCGGTCCGTGCATGGCCTGCCTGGTGCTCAAGATGGCGGGCCTTCTGTCCTCGCACCGCGTGGTCTACGGCTGCGACTACAACCACACAAAGAGCGGCAACCGCCGTCGCGGGCACTTCTTCGGCTTTGCGCTCTGCGTCTGGCACCACCGCCGCCATCCGATTGAGGGCAAGACCTTGGCGCAGACGCGCGCGATCTACGGCCCGAGCCTGATGGATGGCAGCCGGGTGTTCCACGAGACCTACGGCAGCGACGACGACTTGATCGAGCAACAGACCCACGTGAATGAACTGAGGAAAGCGGCATGACTGACGCACGAGAACTACTTGCCCGCCTGAATGCCAAAACCGTGCGCTTTGATACGGGTAGCGGTGGAGGCCCGGGCCGGCTGCAGAACATCGACATTGCGCATGCCCTTGGGCTCGTACCGGCAGGGCTGGGCCGGGAGGTTCTGGAGTGCTGCTATTTGGATACCGAAGTCCGGGCCTCGTCGAAGCTGCGACTGCACGTACTCGGCGCCGTAAGGATTGAATGGAAGCGACAGCGCGACTGCCTCGCGACCGCTCAGCTCGATCTGGACTTCAACCAAGCCATGGCGGAGTTCGCCAGAGCTGTGCCGGCCGAGCTACGGGCAGCTATCGAAGATGCCCAGATCGCGTACGACCTCGCCAAGGCGAAGTGCTGGCCGCGCGACGGTGCAGCAATGTTGGGTGTAATCACGCTAGCGGCGTTGCAGGAGGTTGCGGGTAGCTCTGCATGTGATGCATGCCATGGGTTCCCGATGGTGCCATGCACACGGTGTGGTGGCACTGGCTATGTAACCTGGTCTGAACGTACCCGCGCCAACGCCATCGGACGCAGTAAATCTGCGTATCGCGACATTTGGTCCGGCATGTATGGGTGGGTTGTGGCGCTACTCCGAAGTGCGGAGCAGGAAGCGGTTGCATCGATGAATCGCGCGCTGAGTTCTAGGGAAGTTGCATAGCGAAGTGGTCGATTGAAGCCCGACCGCTTTTGCCAATAGTCTAGGTACATTCGGGATATTGGCCCATAGGGCCAAACCCGCAAAAAGCCCTGCCATTGCGCGGGGTTTTCCATTTCAACCCGATCACCACCGCCCCGTAAGCTCCTTCGCTCGCCGTGAGGCGATTGGGGCCGGTGCCGCGCGCAAGCGCACCAGAAACGCCATGACTGGCCTGCGCACCAGGCAGTGGTGGTGATCGGACCTTCTACGCCCGTCGATCCTCACCGGACCAATCATCGACCGCAGCCGGACTGTGGTGACGGGCACCTATGCCATACAGGGGATTCACCCATGAGCACGAAGCAGGAGCCGCGCGGCGTCCGCAATAACAACCCGGGCAACTTGGACCGCACGGCTACCGTGTGGCGCGGTGAGGACCGTAGTGCCGCGGCACTGGCGAGCGAGAAGCGCTTCTGTGTGTTCGAGACGCCGCAGGCCGGTTTCCGCGCGCTGGCCAAGACGCTGCTGACCTACCAGAACAAGCACGGTCTCCGGACTGTGCGGGAGATGGTCAACCGTTGGGCGCCGCCGGTAGAGAACAACACCGAGGCGTACATCGCCCAAGTGGCTCGGGAGGTTGGGGTGGGAAGCCGTGAAATCGTCAGCCTCAACAAGCAGGTGCCGCTGCAGCGCATGGTTACGGCCATTGCGCGACACGAGAACGGCGGGCTGTTCTGGGATGAGGCAGTGATTGAGGCTGGCGTGCGCCAGGCTCTCGCCTGATGGACGGTGATCCGACGACCGCGCCGTGGTGGGCTGCAGGTGGCGCCTTCGCTCTCTGGGCCGTGCGGGAGATATGGGGCGTCATCAACAGCCGCAAGAAAGAGCGGACCGAGACGGACGCCAACGTCACCCTGGTTAGCGGGCTGACGGAACGCATTGACCGGCTGGAGCAGTCGCAGGCTCGGATGGGCAGCCAACTGGATGAGGAAATCAAGCTGCGGCGTGAGGCGCAGGAAGAGGCGCATCGGTTGCGCATGCGGGTGCAGACGCTGGAAGGCCTGCTTCGCGGGTTGGGGGCGGTGATCCCGCCTGAACCGCCGTGATGTACCTGGGCATAGGCCTGCTGGCCGGCCTGGCCGTTGCTGCGCTGGCGCACTGGCACGGCGACATAGGAATGGACCCATGACAGCCCTTGTGGGCGTGGAGGTTTGAGTGAACAAGGTTCGTTGGTATCAATTCTGGAATCCGCAGAGCGGCGGCTTGGGTGGATTCATCGCGGCGGCGGTCATCCTGTTCTCGCTCTATCTACTGAGTCGGGCTGGGATACTGTGACCCGCGCCCAGATCCTCGCGGGCCTCCTGCTGTTCGTCGCTGGCTGTCTGCTGGGCCGGGAGTGGCGGGACCGCAGCGCCGAGATCGCGGCAGGCAAGCAGGAAGTGAAGCAGCTGGCCGGGCAAGTGCAGGCAGAGCAGCAGGCCAGGGCGGTAGAGCAGAAGCAATCGCAGGCCCAGCAAGCCGCAGCCGACACGGCAGACAACAGAGAGGCGCAGATCAATGCGGACTATGACAAGAGGCTGGCTTCTGCTGGCAATGGTGGGGATCACGGCAGGCTTTCCCAGCTGTGGGGCCAATGTGAAACCGACCGTCTGTCCGAACGTGCAGCCACTGCCGCAGAAGCTGCAGGACAAGACCGACTACGCCGCGAGAGTGCGGCGCGAATTGTTCGGGACGTCGAATCAGTCCAGTCCGAGCGAGACGAAGTGATCGACCGGTATCAGGCGCTTGCCGCTCCCGCTGATGCCAAACAGCTATAAACAAAAGTGTTGACATATAAACAAATGTGTTTATACTTACTCCCAACAAGACAACGTTAGGAGGCTGATGAAGACAAGCGAGTTTAGGCGGTGGTTGCAGTCCCAAGGCGTGGTGATGAAGGAAGGAGCCAATCACACCAAGCTGATCTACCGGGACAAGCGATCAACACTGCCAAGGCACGCAGCTGAACTAAAGGAAGGCACACGGAAGGCCATCCTCAAACAGCTGGGTATCGAGGAGCCGCCCCGATAAGGGGCGGTAACTTGGGCTCGCAAGATTCATCTGATCACATGCTCTATCCAGCAAAACTCGCACCAGAAGACGGTGGGTTCGTTGTGACGTTCCGGGATATTCCCGAGGCGATCACTCAGGGCGATACGAGGGAGGAGGCCATTGCGATGGCTGCCGATGCCCTCGCTACCGCCATGGAGTTCTACTTTGAGGAAGGCAAGCAGGTTCCGTTGCCGACCGATACAAGGCGCGACGAGGTGGGCATCTTTTTGCCCACTGGCTACTCCGCGAAGGTTCTGCTGCTGAATCAGATGTTGGCGCAGAAGGTCACACCGGCCGAATTGGCCCGCAAGCTGGGGACGTCCCCGCAGGTGGTCAATCGGCTGGTGAACCTGAGCCATGCAACCAAGGTGGACGCCATCGCCGATGCACTGAGCGCCCTGGGCAAACGCCTGGAGCTGTCGGTGGTAGACGCGTAAGCGCCCAAGACAATCAAGCAACCAAGAGCCCCGGCAACCCCGGGGCTTTTTTGTGGGAGTGAACATGGCGCAGGTGACTGGACGGCTGTGCTTCCGCTGGTGGTGGAAGTGGTACGTCCGGGGAGTAATCCTCACGGCCCAGCTGACTGGACTCAAGCCCAATACGGAGCGGGTGGAGTACTGGGCTCGTCGCGCGCTGTACTGGCGCGAGGTGAAGCCAGAGGGCCGCAGATCATGAGGTGCCATGTGGAGTCCGGCTCCACCCGAGCAGAGGGCGCGCGATGGGAAGGCTGAAGACCATCCAGCCACGCCTCAAGCCAGCAGGCCAGCGCCTCGCATGGGTTCCGACCCCGGGAGGGCAGCGCCTCACTGGCAGACGGCTACAGGCACGACGCCTGCGCATCTGGACGGCCAACCCTGCCTGCAAGGACTGCAACGTACTGACGCGCTACCCCAATGGCTTTGAGCTCGACCATGACGTGGCGCTGGTCAACGGTGGCGAGGACACGGATGCGAACTGCTGCGTGAGGTGCATCGAGTGCCATGCAGCCAAGACGCTGGGCGACATAGCCAAGGCGGGCCGACCGGTTCCACGGCGGTGATGTTCCACGCGAGGGTAGGGGGAGGGTCAAAGGTGAGAGTGATTCTCGACCGGAAACCACCTGTCCTCGCATGTGCATTTTTTATGCCGATTCAGGAGTAATCAGCAAATGGCAGGTAAGAAGGGGCGCAGCGGAGGGCCGCGCGAGAATTCGGGTGGTGCTCGCCCTGGTGCTGGCCGCCCTCCCAAAGAGCCCGTACTGAACATGTCGGAGCTTCTGCTGACGAGTGATCCGCAGAAGTTCCTGCAGGGCGTAATGAATGACCAGGAGACGGATATCAAGCTTCGGGTGGACGCTGCCAAGGCCCTCATGCCTTACCAGTACCCGAAGAAGGCAGGGGGCATCAAAGATCAGAAGCAGGCGGCTGCTGAGCGCGTAGTTGGAGCCGGGAAGTTCGGCCCAGGACAAGCGCCGATGCGACTGGTGAAGGGCGGTAAGGGATGATGCCCGCGTGGACGACGGCCTGCCCCGACTGGGAGCAACGCCTGATCGACCAGCGCGGCATCATCCCTCCGCCGATCTACCCCAACGAAGCAGAGCAGGCCCTTGAGATATTCAAGGCGCTGCGGATTGTGGACTTGCCCGGCAAGCCGACCTTTGGCGAGGTGTCAGAGGAGTGGGTGTTCGACTTCGTGCGCGCCATCTTCGGCGGCTACGACGCGGAGACCGGCAAGCAGCTGATCCGCGAGTACGGCTTGCTGATCAGCAAGAAGAACACCAAGTCCACCATTGCCGCTGGGATCATGCTGACGGCAACCATTCTGTGTTGGCGCGAGGACGAAGAACACCTCATCCTTGCCCCAACCAAGGAAGTTGCAGACAACAGCTTCAAGCCAGCGGCGGGCATGATCCGCGCCGACGAAGAGCTGCAGGCGATGTTCCATGTGCAGGAACACCTGCGCACCATCACCCACCGGGTGAGCCGGAACACGCTCAAGGTGGTGGCCGCTGATACGGACACGGTGTCCGGTAAGAAGGCCGGGCGCGTGCTGGTCGATGAGCTATGGCTGTTCGGCAAGAAAGCGAATGCCCAGGCGATGTTCCTGGAGGCGCTGGGCGGGCAGGTGTCGCGCGATGAGGGTTGGGTGATCTTCCTGACCACTCAGGCAGACGATGCGCCCGCAGGCGTGTTCAAGGAGAAGCTGCAGTATTGGCGGGATGTGCGCGACGGCGTGACGTTGGACCCGGCCACCTTGGGCGTTCTCTATGAGTTCCCGCAGGCGATGGTCGAGGCCAAGGACTACCTGAAGCCGCAGAACTACTACATCACCAACCCGAACATTGGCCGGTCGGTCAATGCGGAGTGGATCGAGGGCCAGCTCAAACGCCTGCAAAACTCCCGCGACGGCAAGCTGCAGGAGTTCTTAGCCAAGCATCTCAATGTGGAAATTGGTCTGGCGCTGAGGTCCGACCGTTGGGCCGGGGCTGACTACTGGCTGCAGCGCGCTCTTCCGGGGCTTACCTTGGACAGCCTGATGGCCCGTTGCGAGGTCGTCACTGTGGGAATCGACGGCGGCGGCCTGGACGATCTGCTGGGCCTGGCGGTGGTGGGGCGTGAATCGGATTCCCGCAACTGGTTGGTGTGGACGCGGGCCTGGGCGCACCCATCTGTGTTGCAGCGGCGGCAGGATATCGCTCCGCGCTTGCGGGACTTCGCTGCAGACGGTGATCTGGGGCTGGTCGAGCAGATCGGCGACGACGTGCGAGAGCTGGCCGCTTGTGTTGCAGACCTTGAGGATGCCGGGTTGCTTGCTGGCGTCGGCGCTGACCCGGCTGGGATTGGCGCGGTTCTGGACGCCCTGGAGGAAGCTGGCGTCCCGCAGGACAAGATCAAGGCCGTATCGCAAGGCTGGCGTCTCGGCGGCGCAATCAAGACAACCGAGCGCCGGTTAGCTGAGGGCTCGCTGCAGCACAGCGGGCAGCCCCTCATGGCTTGGAGTGTCAGCAACGCGAAGATCGAGCCGCGCGGGAACGCAATCTTGATCACCAAGCAGGCCTCTGGCTCGGCAAAGATCGACCCGCTAATGGCGGTGTTCGATGCGGTATCGCTCATGGAGCTGAACCCCGAAGCGGGGAACGGCGTTATTTCACAAGGCTTCGTGGTGATGAACTGATGCTTGGACTATTTGGAAGCAGCCCGCGCCCTGACCCGCGAGACCGGGTAGAGCCGACAATCGGAAACGTGGTGGAAGGCGAGACAGTGTCGTCTTCCAGCCTGCGGATGTTCGAGATTTTCGGTAATCCGACCACTGCATCTGGCGCGGTGGTGACGCCTGACAGCGCGATGCGAGTTTCGGCGGTGTTCTCCTGCGTGAGCTTGATCGCGGGAGCCATCTCGCAGCTGCCACTACACGTCTACGAGCGCACGGAGGAGTCGCGCAAGCGGGCCGACCATGACTATTGGTGGCTTCTCAACGAGCAGATGAGTTCGGCTTGGCCGACCGCTGCAGCTTGGGAGTACCTGGTTGCCCAGGTCTTGCTGCGCGGGGACGGGATTGCTTACCTGAAGCGGAATCGCGCAGGACAGGTGACTGCCATCTTGCCTTGGCCCCGCAACCAGGTGCAGATCCTGGAGCAGGAACGGAATTCGCCCCGCGATGAGCGCCGCCTTCAGTACACATTCTCCGACAAGGAGGGTTACTTCACCGTCGATCAGGCCGACGTGCTGCATCTGCCGGGATTTGGATTCAACGGTATCCACTCCATGTCCGTGATCCAGTGGGGCGCGCGCAATGGCATTGGCATCGCGTTGCAGGGCGACGAGCACGCCGGGAAGTTCTTCAGCGAGGGCGGCAAGCCCGAGGTGGCGATCACCACGACGGGCAAGATGACAACGGGGCAGCAGGACGAGTTCCGCGATGCCTGGGTGAAGAAGTACGGCGGCAACCAAGGCAACCGACGAATTCCGCTGATCCTTACTCAGGGTTTGGACGTCAAGGAACTAACCATGTCCGCCGTGGACCAGCAGCTGCTGGAGTCGCGGCAGTGGCAGGTGATCGATGTTGCCCGGGCCTTCGGGGTTCCTCCGCACATGATCGGCGAGACGACCAAGGCCAGTAGCTTCGGCTCGGGTATCGAGCAAATGAGCATCGGCTTCGTCAAGCACACCTTGGGGCCGCACCTGAAGCGGTTCCGCGATGAGCTGAACCGCAAGCTGTTCCTGACCTCGCGCTTCTTCGTGGAGCACAACGTTGACGGTCTCATGGCCGGTGACTCAAAGGCGCAGGGTGAGTATTTCGGCAAGGCGCTCGGCGGCCCCGGTACACAGGGCTGGATGACGATCAATGAAGTGCGCCGGATGAAGAACCTGCCGCCCGTCGAGGGCGGGGACCGGCTCTACAACCCCACGGATTACCAGGCACGGCCTGGCGACACCACCAAGAAGGACGAGAACGATGACGATTCCGAAGCTGCTGCAGCTGGCGAAGAGTAACGCTGCGGCATCCCAGCCGCTGCGCGCCGAAACCAGCGGGGCAGAGGCCACCGTGTATCTGCATGGCGTGATCGGCGGCTATTGGGGCGATATTGACGAAACCGAGTTCGTGAAGGCCCTGACCGCCTTGGACGTGGACACCATCCACCTGCGGATCGACTCGCCAGGCGGTGATGTGTTCGGGGCCCGGGCAATGATGACAGCCATCTCGCAGCACAAGGCCAAGGTCATCGCCCATGTGGACGGTCTGGCGGCATCTGCGGCTACCGGAATCTGCATGGCCTGCGATGAGGTGGAGATCACCCAGGGCGCAGGTTTCATGATCCACAACGCCTGGACCATCGCCCTGGGCAATAAAGCCGACATGGCAAAGACGGTCGAGCTTCTCGGCAAGATCGATGCAGGGCTGGCTGCGGACTACACCGCACGCACCGGCAAGGATCAGGAGCAGATCACGCAGTGGATGGACGAGGAGACCTGGTTCACCGCCGATGAGGCCAAGGAGCATGGCTTCGCCGACCGTGTGGTCGAGGTGGTTGGCAAGAAGAAGGCAAAGAATCAATGGGATCTTTCCGCCTACGCCAACACCCCGGCTGCGCTGCTGGCCAAACCGAACAACGCCGCCCCCGATGACGGGGATATCGCGGCGCACCGAAATGCGCTCGAGCGGCGACTGTCGCTGCTGGAACGCACCCCGGCCTAAGCGACTCCCGCTTGCCGAAACCGATACCGCCGAAAGGCGGTTTTTTATTGCCCAAAGAGGAATCAAGACCTATGGCTTTCAATATTCAGGCCGAGCGGGAGCGCCGCACCCAGCTGGCGAAGGACACCCGCAATCTGTTGGACACCAGCACCGGCGCTGGCAGCACCTGGACCGCCGAGAACCAGGCCAAGTACGACGAAAACGTGGCCGAAATCGAGCGCATCGATGCCGCCATTGACCGTCACCAGAAGGTGATGGATCTGACCGCCGACAACGCCATGCATGATGCAGGTGTCCGTGAGCACAGTGGCGGCCGGAGCGACAAGAACGCGTCGAGTGACGTGCGCTTGTTCGACAAGTGGGCGCGCGGTGGCGACAAGGCGCTGACCGCCGAGGAGTGGAAGCAGGTCAACGCGGCCATGTCCAGCAATCCGGCCGTCAACCCGGAGCAGGGCGGCTATACCGTTCCGACCACCCTGGCCGAACAGATCCTGGACGCGCTCAAGGCCTACGGCGGCATGCGCCAGGTGGCGGATGTGTTCCGCACTGCTGGCGGCGAGCCGATGCAGTACCCGACCAGCGACGGCACGTCGGAAGAGGGCGAGATCGTCGCGGAGAACAGCTCTGCAACGGACGATGACGCTGATTTCGGCACCAAGGGCCTGCAGGTCTACAAGTACAGCTCCAAGGTCGTGACCGTGCCGTGGGAGCTGCTGCAGGACAGCACCGCCGATATCGCGGGCTTCATTGAACGTCGCCTGCAGTCGCGTCTGGGCCGCGTCACCAACCGCCACTACACGCTGGGTACTGGCAATAGCCAGCCGATGGGCCTGATCACCGCCGCCGCCGTTGGCAAGATCGGTGCTGTTTCGGCGCTGCCGATCATCACCTACGACGACCTGGTGGATCTGGAGCACAGCGTTGATCCGGCCTATCGCGCCAACGGTCGCTGGATGTTCCACGACGACATGCTCAAGCTGATCCGCAAGGTGAAGGACGACCAGGGCCGCCCGATCTTCGTCCCGGGCTACGAGCAGGGCAACCCGGGCGGTGCGCCGGATCGTCTGCTGAACCGCGATATCCAGATCAACCAGCACGTTGCCTCCCCGGCTGCAGCAGCCAAGTCCATCGCGTTCGGCGATTTCAGCTACTACAAGATCCGCGATGTGATGGATATCCAGATGTTCCGCTTCAACGACTCGGCCTACGTCAAGAAGGGTCAGGTCGGCTTCCTGGCCTGGATGCGCACTGGCGGCAACCTGGTAGACGTTGGCGGTGCGGTGAAGACCTTCCAGCACGGCGCTGCCGCCTAATCCACCAGTGAACGACGGCGGCCAGAGTGGCCGCCGTCTGGAGGAAGTCATGTCGAAGAAGACGAACCAAGCGGCTCAGGCTGCCGCCAAGGTAGAGGCAGAGGTTGCGCCGGTAGGTCAGCCTGCGGATGTTGTGGAATCCGATTCCACGCCTCCGGAAGCCAGCGTCGCGGAGAGTGTGGAAGCCGTTGTGCAGGCCGATGAGGTGGAGGCTGATGCCGACGCTGGCGAGGACGACCAAGCGCACGCTGAGTCGGCTGAACCCATCGAGTCGGTCAAGGCCCTGGTGCTGAGCAACAACCACCTGGGCAAGGTTGGCGACGTCATCGCTGTTCCAGCGGCCCACGCCGAAGCACTGCGCCTGGGCGGGCTGATCGATACCCATCCCAACGCCTTTCCCAAAGAGGGGTAAGCCATGCTGTACCTGATGACCGCCGCCACTGCAGAGCCGGTGACGGTCGCGGAGGCGAAGTCCCGCCTGCGGTTTGACGGGGATGCCCTGGACGCGGATATCAGCAAAATGATTTCCGCAGCCCGGGAGATCGTTGAGCAGCAAACGGGCTATGCGCTCGCTGACGCTTCCTATGCCTGGAACCCGGGCGGCGCGGGAGATGTACTGCCGATCCAGCCCGCAACGGTGACTAGCGAGGCTGGTGCGAGGCCCATTCTGTTCACCACGACGCCGGGCCCCGCCCCGGAAGCGCTGCGCACCGCAATCCTGCTGCTGGTGGGGGACATGTTGGCCAACACGGAGGCGTCAGTCCCGGTGCAGCTGCACGACAACCCGGCCTTCCAGACGATGATCTTCCCCTATCGACGGGTGTTGCCATGAGGGCGGGCGAACTGAACCGGCGAATTCGTATCGAGCGTACCGGGGCCGGGCAAGACGCGGCAGGGCAGCCGGTGCAGGGCTGGGAATTGGTCGATCACCTATGGGCGGGCATCGCCGGTGAGACAGGGTTGGGTGCGATCCGGTCCAGCCTGCAAGGCGGCGTTCCTGCGTCCATCGCGCGGTACAGCTTCAAGGTGCGGTTTGAGGCCATCAGCCGCCTGGGCATCGATGCGGGCATGCGAATCGTCTACGACGGCCTGATCTTCGATGTAAAGGGAGTTACGCGGGATCTGAAGGACAGGCAGGCGGCCTACATCTTGACCGAGCAGGGTGGGAACAGCGGATGACCATCAAGGCGAACGTTGATTTCAGGGATGCCGTAGCAGGGTTGGACAGGCTGAGTGAAGTTCGCGCCAAGCTTGCCCGGTCCATGGCCGTCGCGGGCGGGAAGGTGCTCCGGGATGAGGCCAAGATGCGCGCGCCAGTGGGGACAGATGAAGGAGGCAGCAAGAATCCTGGCGGCCTGCAGCGATCCATCTACGTGGCCTACCGTGACAAGGCGTCTACGACCGCAAAGCAGGTCTATGCGGTCAGCTGGAACGCAAAGAAGGCCCCTCACGGCCACTTGATCGAGTTTGGGCACTGGCAGACCCACGCCCGCTACAAGGGCAAGGACGGCAACTGGTACACAGGCGCTCAGCTGGCGGCACCAAAGTGGGTTCCGGCAAAACCATTCCTACGTCCTGCGCTGGACAGCGGAATGGCCCTGGCGAAGGAGGCGATGCTGGCACGAGGGCGCGAACGATTGCCCGAGCTGCTGGCCGGGGGAGGTGCTGATGACCTATGAGGCCACCCTTTCGGGCCTGATTGGACCGTTGCTGGACGGGAAGTTCTTCCCCGACGTTCCGCCAGATGCGCCGAAGTATCCCTGCGGCGTCTACCAGCAGGTCGGCGGCCAGTCGTTGTGGTTCCGCGAAGGCGCGATGCCAGGCCACAAGCACGCCCGCGTGCAGATCACGGTATGGGCTGAAACCCGACTGCAGGCCAACCAGTTGATGCGCCAGATCGAGGGAGCGATCTGCACCGGCCTGCGGAACGCGGAGCCGTTCGGCGCGATGGTCGGCGGCTACGAAGACGCAATCAAGAAGTATAGCGCAAGACAAGACTTCGGGTTCTGGTATCCGGCCCCGTGAGCAACCACCACCGCCCGGCACTCGCCGGGTTTTTTATTGACCCAGCGAGGTAATCAAGAATGGCACTCAAGTTCCCGAATGGTTCGGTGTTCGGCATCTCCACCGCGTTGTCTGCGGCCATCCCCGTATCGGCCATCTCCAATGCAAACCCGGCAGAGGCAACAGTCACGACTGGCGCGGTAGCGACCGATGACGTCCTGGTGATCGCATCGGGTTGGCCCCTCATCAACAACTCTGTCACCGTCGCAGGTGAGGTCAGTGCTGGTGACGTCCCATTGCGCGGCCTGGACACCTCCGACGTGACCCTGTTCCCAGCTGGCAAGGCAGCTGCGACCTTCTACAAGGCATCGAGCTTCGTGGATGTTGACCAGCAGGGCGACCCGTCCACGTCGGGCGGCGAGTCGAAGGAGTGGACGGGCACGCTTCTGGAAGACCCCCTCGGGCGCGAGATCAGCATTCCGATTGGCCTCACGGCCGAGAAGCTGACCCTTCCGCTCTACTACGACCCGAAGAAGCCGTGGTATGCAGCCCTGAAGGCGGCGGCGGTTAAGCGCGCCCCGGTTGTCCTGCGGTGCAAGCTGTCTGACGGTGACGAAATCTACCGATACGGCTACTTGGCTTTCAACTCGAATCCGTCGATGAATGCCAACAACCCGATGCAAAATCAACTGACCTTCACTTCGCAGGGTGAGGCAACGCTGGTGGAGGCTGAGTAATGTTCAAGGTCAAAGCGCCGGAAGTGTTCGACGCAACCCTGACCATCGTTGGTCAGGGCCGAGAGCAGAAGCTGAAGCTCAAGTATCGCCACCTGCTCAAGGACGCCTATAAGGCGCTGGTAGACAAGCTGGCCGGGGGCGAGTTGACCCCGGCGCAAGTCATCCTCGACATGGTCGTCGATTGGGACGCGGACGTGGATCTGGATACCGAGGGCGTGGAACTGGCCCTGCAGCATCAGATCGGCTTGGATTCGGCCATCATCCACGGCTATGCCCAGGCAGTGCAGGTCGCCCGCAAGGGAAACTGACAGAGGCGGTGGGGGCGATGTACTGGCGCGCCCCCACCGAGGCCGAGCTTGCAGGATCAGGCCTCAAGGCCAAGCACTTCCAGCCGCCCGAGGTTGACCTATGGCCGGAGTGCGCCTTGCCTATCGAGATTTACAGCAGGGTCGCTACCCAGTGGCGCGTTGGTGCCGGTGGCCCGATTGGACTCGACTACGGCGTCGTCTTCTACGAGATGGACCGGGAGGGGCTTGAGGGTGAAAAGAGGGACGAGGTGATGGCAGGCATCCGAGTGATCGAAGCGGCGGCCCTTGCGAGCTTCGCCTCGTCCAGGAACTAGCGGTTTGGTAACATTCGGCCATCCAGAAGCGAGGGCCTGGCCGGTGGCACTGATCAAATGCACGGAATGCGGGAAGGAAGTCAGCGATAAGGCGGCGGCATGCCCTGGGTGTGGTGCGCCGACGTCCATCATCAAGCAAGAGATCGCTAGGCAACCTGCAAAAGGAACCTCAGCCACAGCTGCGCTCGTGATTATTGGGGTGCTGCTTATTGGCGGTGGTGCACTTGCGTACTTCATAGACAGTTCCAGGCGGAGCAGAGACCCGGTTGCAGACGCCGAGCGGCACCGGGCTGCGGCCGCCATTGAATTCTGCGACAAGCGATACAAGGAAATGAACGCAGATAGGCAGTACACGCCAGACATGCTGCGTTTCCATTCCAATACATGCAAACAGATGCGAGAAGAGTTCAAGGCTAAGTGGGGGCGAGACCCCTAACTTCGGCCAGAACGAGAAACGAGACCCGCCAAACGGCGGGTTTTTTACTGCCCAAAGGAAAGTCATGACCGACACCGCCATCGGTACTGCTCGAATTGAGGTTGAGGTTGATACCTCCCAGTTCGACTCAGCGATTACTGCTGCCAAGCGATCTGTGGCTGACATGTCCTCATCTGCTCAGCAGCAGTATCAGCAGCTCGCTACTGCCGAGAAACGGCGAATCGACACCTTGATCAAGCAGGCAGACATTGTCAGCATGAACAAGGCAGAACAGATTGCCTACTCGGCCTCGCTGAGAACGAGTGGACCTCTGCTTGATGAGATCACCAAGAAGCTCGCAAGGAACACGGCGGAAGTAGAGAGGCAAGGGATCAGCCTCAAGCAGCAGCAGGCAGCCATGCGTGGTGTGCCAGCCCAGATGACGGACATTTTCGTCAGCCTGCAGGGCGGGCAGCGGCCGATGACAGTCCTTCTGCAGCAAGGTGGTCAGCTGAAGGACATGTTCGGAGGCATCGTCCCGGCCGCGCAGGCGCTGGGGACGCAGCTTGCAGCCATGATCAACCCAGCAACGATTGCTGCAGCGGTACTGGCTACATTGGCTGTGGCATGGAAGGAGGGGGCGGACGAGCAGCAGGCCTTTAACGCTGCTCTCATAAAAACGGGCGGCTATGCGGGTGCGAGCACTGCTCAGTTCAAGGGTCTAGTTGAGCAACTCGCTGACCTGCAGTCGGTGACGAATGGGGGTGCGGTGAAGGCGCTCACGGCAGTTGCGGCGTCGGGTCGGTTCGCCAGTAATGAGTTCCTCCAGGTTGCCGAGGCCGCTGCTCGTATGGAGGCAACGACCGGGCAGAGCATCGACGAGACGATCTCCAAGTTTGAGCAGATCGGGAAATCGCCCGTCGATGCATTGCTGAAGCTCAACGAGACGGAACATTTTCTAACGCGGCAACAGCTCGCACGAGTTGATGCCCTGATCGCTGAGGGTGACGAAACGCGCGCAGCTGCCGAGGCGACCGCCATCTATAAGCGGCATCTTGATGATGTCGCGGATGCTGCTGAGGCAGCCCGGCCCCATCTTGCAGGCCTGTGGAGCGACCTGCGAGAGGAGACCTCTGCCGCGTGGGCTGAGGTTAAAGACTTCGCAGAGTTCCTGGCCGCTACGCAGGAGCAGTTCCAGCGGCGCTCGTTTTGGCAGATGGCGGGGCCGCTTGGTGGTATCAACTTCATGAGGGACATGCGCCGCGCTCAGCCCGCCACTGCGGCCGCGCCTATGGGTGTGCACATGGCGGGGATCTACGCGGACGAGAGCGAGATTGTCAGCCCCGAAGAGAAGAAGGCCCGCGAAGAGCGAAAAAAAGCTGAGCAGGAATGGGGGCGCTGGCGGGATCAGAACCTTAGCAAGAGGGAAAAGCAGCAGGCCGAGGAGAAAAGGATTCAGGCGGCAGGGGAAGCGCTGGGCAAGAAGCAGAGCGAGATTGATGCTCAGCTCGCTGCCTCGCGCCAGCGGTTCGCGGAGTCCGAGAAGAAATCTGCGGGCAGCAAATCTACAGATCCTACCGTCGCCCTTGCCCAAAGGATCAAGCAGCAGATCGCGCTGAACACCGAGCAGCTGCAGAGCGAAGTAAAGCTCACGACGCGCCAGCGGTTGCGCATCCAGGTGGAGCAGGAGTTGCTGAGCCTCGGCAGCAAGGCAAGCACAGAGCGCCGAGCCGTATTGAACGCAATGCTGAAGGAGCTGGAGACCAGTGGAGAGCTGGCAACAGCCCATGAGCGCGAGGTCAAGGCAAAGGAGCAGCTGTCCAGGTTGAATGCTCAGATTGCGGTCAGCGAGGAGAACCGGCTTCGTGCCAACACCTTGGACCTGATGGGCTACGGGCGCGGCGGCGATGCTGTGGACATGCTGCGGCGACAGTTGGATATCAACCGTGAGTACGAAGAAGGGCTGAGGCAACTTCGGGATCGCGGCGTGGCGGAGGATTCGGAGTCATGGACCCAGCAGGAGGCCGCACTTCGGACCAGCCGTGAACGCATGCTGGAGGTGGAACGGGATTTCCAGAACCAGCGCCTGGCGTTGATGGGTGACTGGCGAGTGGGTGCGAACGCGGCCCTTGAGGACTACCTGTTCGCTGCAGCCGACGTGGCGAGCCAATCCCGCGACATGTTCGCCAATGCCTTCGGAGCCGCAGAGGATTCAATCGTCCAGTTTGTGAAGACCGGCAAGCTGTCGTTCTCCGACCTGGCTGACTCGATCATTTCCGATCTTGCCCGTATTGCGGCCAAGCAGATGATCACCGGCTTGTTCGGCAACATGATGGCGGGATGGATGGGGGGCGGGGTGACGGCAACTGGCAATTCCTTGGTCAGCAGTGGAACGCAGGGCATCAACGCTGGCCTCTCCGAGCGCCTATTGTCTTTTGGGGGTGGGCGTGCCACTGGCGGCGGTGTGGATGCGAGATCGTTCTATGAGGTGGGTGAAGGAGGGAGGCCCGAGTTGTTCCAGCAGAACGGGCGAACCTATCTGATCCCGGGGAACGCGGGTCAGGTGTTTCCAGCTGTCGCGCCGAGCAGCAGGCCTTTAGAAGCTGCCTCAGCAACTGGTGGCGGGGCGCAGCAAATCAGGATCGAAGTCGAGAACAAGGGCGAGCCGGTGAGGGCATCTGCCTCCGCCCAGCGCCAGCCGGATGGCTCAACGCTGATCAAGATGGTTATCGACGGCGTGGCAGAAGACGTCGCAAGTGGAGGCAAGACCCTGGCGGCCATCAAATCTCGTCTTGACGTTCAGGAGCGCGTGTAATGGCTGAGTTCCCAACCTACGCCCAGATCCTGACCGATGGATTCACCGAATCCTTTGACCCCGCTGTCGAACGTACCGACATGGAGCGCGGCGTGCCTAAGCAGCGCCTGATCAACACTCAGGTGCTGGTGAAACTCAATGCGACGCTGCTCTTTCGCTCGGCTGCAGACGTTGATGCCTTTGAGGCGTGGTACTTCGATGCCATCAAACGGATCGGCTGGTTCCAGATGAAGCATCCAAGAACCGGGGCAACAATCACTGCCCGCTTTGAAGGCGGCAGCATTGGGAGCGTCTCTCCATTGGCCCCTAGGTTCTACATCGCCAGTCGCAACGTGACCATGGAATACCTCCGCTGACCCCAAACCAGCCCAATCCACAGCCCGCATTGCGGGCTTTTCTTTCGCACCAAAGAAGGGAAATGAAAATGAGTGAATCTGATCTTGCTTTGAGCATCGCCGCAATCAACACGCGAGTTGCCGTCCTTGAGGTTGCGAATGCATCGCTTCAGGCCTCTATCACAGCTTTGGTGCACCAATTGCAGGCGCAGAAAGCCGCCAGCAGCGATAGCAACGTGGCCGCTTCCGAGTAGCACGAGTTCCTCGCTGCCGCCCTCATTCGGCCCCGCTAGATGCGGGGCTTTTTCGTAGGTATCCCATGACCACATTCCTCGAGCGCCGACAGCGCGTCACAGACACCACGGGCACGCTGCTGTTCCTGGAAGTCAGCGCGCCGTCCTTCGCCGACACCCTGCGCATCGTCAACGACACCCGGAATTGGACGAGTAACGGTGTGGAGTTCATCGGGGTTCCGTTCGGGTTCAAGCTGCCAGACGACGTGTCCGGCCAGACGCCCCGCGCGGTCCTGACGCTGGACAACATTGGCCGGGGCATCACAGACGACCTGGAGAGCCTGCAGCCCTACGACGTGGTCAGGGCCAAGCTGATGATCAGCGACCGAGCAGACCCAGACGTTATCGAGCGGGTCTACATCCTGCCCATCACCCAGGTCGCTGTGAACACGAAGACGGCAACCGCGCAGTGCGGCTATGACGCGCTGATGCGCCAGCAGGCCGTGCGCCTGCGGTACAACCCGTTCACTGCGCCGGGGGCGTTCTGATGAAGCGATCTGAGGCCGACACGCTTATTGCGGCAGTGCGGAAGGAGCTGACCGGCATTGATGACACGGAGGTCTCAAACGATTCAGGGTGGTGGGAAACATCAACTGGCGCGGAGTTCGGCGCTGAGCGTCTGGCCGCTGTAGTGGCCTTGATTGAGGGGATGGTCGATGCGACTCACTGACGTGGAGCGCTTCACGCTGATCCCTTACGACGAAATGGGCTTCGACTGTGCCGACCTCGTAGCACTGGTACAGCGAGAGCTGTTCGGGCGAGACGTGCGGATGCCCAGCCGCCGCCCGCGCGGTGCCGAGGGACAGGCCGCCATCGGCGAGCTGTCCAGGCCCTACGCGCGACGAACGGACACGCCGCAGGACGGCGACCTTGTCCTGATGATCGAACACGGACAGAAACGCCCCGGCCATGCCGGGGTTTTCTTTTATCTGGCCCACGAACAGTGGGTCCTCCATGCGAACGAAAAGACGGGCTGCAGCATCCTGCACCGCGTCCGCGACCTGCCCGACTTCGGGCTACGTATCGAAGGAACATATTCATGGGTCTGATGGAACTGCCGCGCACCGAGCCGGGCCAGCTGATTGTTACCCCGCATCCGATGCTGCTGGACGGCCAGCGCACCGTTGTGTGGGAAGCGCGCGCCGGAGAGAGCCTGTATGCGCTGCTGATGCGCAACGTGCCCGAGCTGGACGGGCAGCCGTGGGCAGTTTCCATCGGCGGCGTGGTTGTGGAGCGCCATCTGTGGCACTGCGTCTATCCGAAGCAGGGGCAGGTGGTGGAGGTGCGCGGCGGCGTTGGCAAGACCGCGTTGATGATCGTCGCCATGATCGCGCTGACCTATTTCACAATGGGCTTTGGCGCTGCGACTGCGGGCATGTGGGGAGCTGGCGCGGTAGCGAGCAGCTACGGCGCTGTGGTGGCCATGGGTGTCTACATGGCCGGTTCCATGCTGATCAACAAGGTTCTGGGGCCGAAGCCGCCCAAGGCTGGAAGCCAGTCGCAGGACTCTGTCTACTCGCTTTCCGGCTCTCGCAACCAGCTGCGCCAGTACGAGCCGCTTCCCATGCTGTTCGGTCGTGCCCGGATTACTCCTGATCTGCTGAGCAAGCCATACACCTGGTACGAGGGCAATGACCAGTATCTCGGCCTGCAGCTGTGCGCGGGAATCAATGTCGGCCGCATCGAGGAGATCTACAACGACGACACGCTGCTGAGCAGCTATGAAGGGGCCAAGGTCTACCACGCTGGCTATAGCCAGATGGCGGACCAGGTCATTCCGCTCTACAGCAACGCCGATGTGATCGACGGTGGGCAGCTGCTGGACACCAGCAGCGACCCGAAGCACACGCCGAGCGCCTGGATCGAGCGCACCAGCTCGACGGACACCGTGCGCCTGATTGTCGGGTTGGAGTACCAGCTCTATGACAAGAAGAGCAATGGTGGCGACAAGAACAACACTGAGCGGGTGGAGGTCCAGTACCGCCCGACGAGCGGGGGCGACTGGCAGTATTTCGGCAGCTACACCCTCAACAGCAGCAAGACCAAGGCATATCGCGCTGGCTTCGGCAGGGACGTTGCGCGCGGTCAGTATGACGTTCGTGTCCGCACGGCTGGCTTGAACACCAATGGCAGCGGTGCCCAGGCGGCGTTCACTTGGACCACGCTCACCAGTGTGCAGGTGGATGAGGGCGATTACACCGGGATCTCGCGCACCGGCCTGGAGCTGAAGGCAACCGGGCAGCTGAACGGAACCCCCGACGAGCTGCGGACAATCGGGTATGCCGACCCCATCCCGGTGTGGGACGGGAGCGCGTGGACCACGGAAGAAACCAGCAACCCGGGCGCGCAGATCCTTGCCTATGCACGAGGCATCCGCCGCGGCGGCCGTCTGCTCGGCGGCATGGCGCTGGATGAGGATCAGATCGACGTTGAGTCGCTCAAGGCCTTTACGCTGCACTGCGCCGCCAACGGCTACGCGTACAACTTCTACATCAAGGATGCGCGAAACCACGAGCAGGTGCTTTCGGCCATCGCTTTGGCTGGCTTCGGGCAGATCACCTGGGCTGGTGGCCGCCTGGGCGTCGTCTGGGCCGCGCAGGACCAGCCGCTGTCTGGCGTGGTCAACATGGGCACGATCAAGAAGGGCCAGTTTCAGGTTGATTACAGCCTCAGCAACGCCGCTGACGGCATCGAATACACGTACATCGATGAGGCGACGTGGGAAACCAAGACGCTGCGCGTGCCCGCTCCGGGAGTGACCACGATGCTCAACCCGGCCCAGGTAACGGGCGAGGGCGTCACCACCGAGGAGCACGCCGCCCGCATGGCGCGCTGGCACCTTGCCCAGTCGCTGTACCAGTACAAGGACATTAGCTACAGCACGGACATTGAGCACCTGAGCTACCAGCGGCTCTCCGTGCTGGCCATGCAGCACGACATGACGCAGTGGGGCTACGGCGGCCGCGTCGTGGCTGCCGCCGACAGTGCAGGGACGGTGACGCTGCGCTTGGACGAGGCTGTACCAGCGCCGCCCAGTGGCGTGGGGTACATCGGTTTGCGCATCCCTGGCGAGCGCGTGTATCGGGTGCTGAAGGTCAAGCCCTTTACCGGGGAATCCGACACCATCGAGCTGCTGGACGCGTGGCCGACTGATGCAGCCGTGCCGGGTGCTACCCCGAACAACCCGGCACACGACACGCTCTGGATCTACGACTTCAAGCAGACCCCGGGCCTGCGCGTTCGCGTCGTGAGCGTGGAGCCGGAGTCGGATCTGAAAGGCGCAAGCGTGCGCGTTGTCCAAGAGGGCGTGGAGTTCTGGAACTACGTCCTTACGGGCGACTATGTCCCGTCGCCGGGCGGCTCGCTGCTCCAGACCCGGCCGGTTGCGTCGAATCTGCGTGTGACGGAGCAGCAGGTAGTTCAGGGCAACACGACCTTCACCGAGCTGACCGCCACGTTCGACGTGTCCGGCCCGGTTGGCAACGTCGTCGTGCGCGCTGCCATCGATGGCCAGGAGCTGGAGGAGGTGGCCCAGACCCAGACGCGCATGGCGACTTGGCGCATCCCGTCTGCCGGTGCCTACAACATTGTTGTCCGCCCGTTCTCGCCTGATGGTGAGCCTGGCGTCGCCGTGTCCGTAGCTTATGTGACTGCCGGTGCCGAGCTTCCCCCGAAACTTGTGGATCTGTTTGATGTTGAACAGCGCAGTGGCGGCGTGCGCATCTACACGTGGGGCTGGCTGGCAGAAACCATCCAGTCCCCGGATTTTGCGGGCGTCGAGATCCGGTATACCGCAGGCAGCGTGTCGTCGCCGGTTTGGGAGGATATGACGCCGGTTGGAGACACCGGCTACCACACGGCCCCTTTTGAGGTTGTAGTGCCGGAGGCCGGGACGTGGACATTCTCTTGCCGTAGCCGGAATACCAACGGCGTTCTGTCTACTAACGCGCGAACTGTCACCCGCACCCTGACTGCCAACCTTGGCGAGCAGATCGGCGACATTACCGAAGAGCAGGCCGCGCAACAGCAAAAGATTGACCAGGAAATCGTGGATCGCGTCCAAGGTGACTTGGAAAACGCGGCAGCCGTCGCGGACGAGGCTGCGGCCCGCGCGGTAGCTATTGCAACCGAACAGACCGCGCGTGCTAACGCGATCATTGCCGAGCAAACTGCACGCGCCAACGCAATCAACGCATCTGCGGCTACCTCTGCAGAAAACCTGTTGAATGCGCAGCTTGCCCTTGAAGCGAAGATCACAACAGAAGCAACGCTGCGACAGACCGCAGACACGTCGCTTGCCAGCCAGATTGCAACGATCAGCGCAGGCACTGGCGAGCAGTTCGACACGGGCGGCGGCATTTGGTATTTCGATAATAACGTCGAGGGTTGGAGTGCACCAAGCGGAAGCGTGGCGGTGTACAGCGGCTGGCTGCGTCTTGAATTCCCGGCAGCAACCAGTCAGAACGCTACGAGTCCGGCACTTACGTTTGACAGCGAAAGCTATCGCTATGTCAAATTCCGCTTGCGGAAAGTTGGTAACCCCGGTGCGTGGCGTGGCTGGATTCGCTGGATCACTGCTGCAGATCAAACCTATGACACCGCAAAACAGGTAACCATTCCTGAGCCGACGTTTGACGCAAATGGCATCGCAACTATCGACGCCAAGGATATCGCGTGGCCAGCTGGCGTTACCCGTGTGCGTGTCTACCCGTTCGCGGGTATGACGGATGCCAACAACTACAGCGAGATCGACTGGTTCGCGCTTGGCCGTCCGTCACCTGGCGCGTCTGCTGCGGCGCTGCAGGAGGAGCGTACAGCCAGAATCAACGGTGATGCTGCCGAAGCCACCCAGCGTACAACCCTGGCAACACAGGTTCGTGGCAACTACACCGGCACCGATCCGGCGCAGCTGCAGTCTGGCTTGCTCTATCAGGAACGCCAAGTTCGGATTACGGCAGAGGGCGTGATCGCAGCTGACGTTTCGAGCTTGCAGGCGCGTATGCCAGGCGGTAATGGCAAGGCTGCGTCAGAAGCATCTGTCACCGCAGAAGCAACCGCGCGGGCGGGAGGCGATGAAGCGAACGCAAGCCGTACGTCTGTAATCGAAGCGCGGTTACCGGCAGGCAACGGTGCGTTGGCAACCGCTGCTGCCGTTGATGCGGTGCAGGCTAACGTCAACACGGTTGATGGAAAGGTCACCGCCAACAGCGACAGTATCCAGCGGCTCACCGCAGCAGTTGGGTCTGCGCTTACGTTGTTCAATCCGTCGTTCGAATTGGATACCGGTTGGAATACTTCACCATCATCCAACGATGACACGATTCCTACTGGCTACAGCTACGTCACCACGGACCCGCATAGCGGCGCACGCCATTTGCGCATCAATGGTGGCGGCCAAGGCGCGATCTACAACCGTTCAAAACTTACGGTCGCTGTCGGTGAGGACGTTGATGTGTCGTTCTGGTGTGGGTCTATTGGTTCAGCGCCAGATGGCTATGTCCGCCTGTCAATCTCATGGCGAAAGGCTGACGGTAGCAGTAACGGTGCTGTTGCCACAACGGCTCAGCAAAACACGTCAGTTGCGCGGTGGACGAAGATCACTGGTAAGTTGCCGCAGCCGCCAGCCGGTACGGCTTACGGAATCCTCTACATCCAAACCAATCACACGGTTGGCGCGTGGGCGGTTGACGATGTGCAGGTGAGTAAGGTTGGTGACACCGCAGCAGCGACGGCGCAAAGCCTTGTCGCGGTTAGCAACACTGTCACGCAACAAGGCCAGGACATTACTGCGGTATCCACGCGGCTTGGCACCGTTGAGGCGCGTATGCCAGCTGGTGGTGGCGCGCTTGCTCCAGCTGCATCTGTTACGACAGTGGACAATGCGTCCGTTGCTCGGGACAACGCACTTGGCGAAAGCATCAACAAGGTACTGGCAACCATCGGTAACACTTCGGTGGAAATTATCCGCACTGGCCGATTCACTGTCGCGGGGGGTAAGGGCGATTGGGGTGGAAGCGCCTGGACGGTTGTGGCCGACCCGGGTACACCTACTGGTGCGGTGCTGCGTGTGATATCCAGTGGTGGCTATGAGGGTGCAATTGGTGACGCACTTCCATGTAGGCCCGACGATGTGTTTGAACTGACCGCCGACCACTACGGCGGCAACATGGCTGTGGGTGAGAACAGTCTTTTCGGCTTGGCCTTTTACAACTCGGCTGGCCAAACTGTTTCACAACCTGCACCGGTCATCTGTGCCGGTGGCAGCGGATGGACGTTCAAGAATAAGCAGACCATTGTTGCGCCCGCAAATGCTGTAAGCGTTCGCGGTGTCATCTTCTGGACTTCGCCGTCTGGAAAGTCTGCGTTGTGGCAGAACTTGTCCGCACGCAAGCTGTCGGCAGGAGAGGTGGCGACTGCTAGTGGTCTTGCCGCTGTGACTACCAAGGTTGACACCCAGGGTGGTCAGCTGACGGCGCTGTCACAGAACGTTTCGAACGTTACTGCAACCGCCAATAGCGCAAGTGCATCCATCACGAGCCTGATGGAAGTGACGGCTGCAAGCAATTCGATTGGGCTTGTAGATGGCGGGTTCGAAACCAACAGAGGTTGGGGTGTGTCTGCGACACTCGACACGCCGGGATTGAATCTCCCAACAAACTCGCAGTACGCGTCGGACATTTTCCGGAGTGGTGGGCGCTCGCTGCGCTTCGCGGTGGGTATCACGTCAGCAGTAAGCGCTTTCAACAACTCGTGGCTGCGCGTAAGGAACGGGCAGAAGATTCGTCTCACCTATTGGGCGCGCATCAGTGGTGCAGTCGGTACTGACTCTGCTGCATACATCCGCATGTCTGTTCGTCGCTTTCAGCCGAACGGTACCAGTACGTATTCCTATGCGGCTGGTAGCACCCCTGTCTCGACGTTGAACTACACCTGGCAGAAGATCACCGCTGTCTATTCGGTTGTGGATGGCGACTTCGCGTTGCAGTTTGCGATGCAGTGCTTGAACAATAACGTCAACACAGCGGTATACGTCGATGACGTGAGTGTGGAGCTTATTGGGGAGGAGGGCGAGATTGCCCGCGCAAGGGCGACGGTTGGGCTTGACGTTAATGGGCGCTGGATCGGAACCGTCACCGAGAACGATGGGCTGAGGGGTGGGACCACATTTCTGATGGACTACTTCCGCCTACTGGCGGCCGATGGTGCGTCGGCGAGCATGGAGATGACCGAAAACTACATCAGGGTCTTCAATGCGAGTTATCAGAAGATCATTGGCGTTGGCTTTGGTGTCGGAGGGGCGCTGATGGAGTGGTTCGGCCCGAACATTGGGGCGGCAAACTGCACCGTTGACAATTGCGTCGAGGCTAAAACAAAGGCGGGTGTCACGGTGGTTCGCGGGGCGAACGGTAATGGCCGCATGGAGGTGATGCCAACGGGTATCAAGGTCTACGACACAGTGAACACGCTGCCTCGCATTGAACTTGGTCTTTGATGCAGATCCCCCGGCTACGCGCCGGGGTCTTTCTTGGAGGATGGAATGGCAGCAGGATTGATAGTCCGCAACGCATCAGGCGTGGTCGTCACGCAGATCAATGACCGCCTGACGAAGATGCTGGGCAAGGTGTCGATCCCGCCTATTGATGTTGTTAAGACAGGTAGCGGCAGTAGCACGCGCTTCTACGCACCGGCCGCAGCAAATGGCTCAATCGTCGTGCCGCAGTTCGCCAATGCGCGCCCGTTCTTTTTCTTCGTCCCAAACGGACAGCAATCCGACTACCAGTTCATTGGCCCATCGGTGACGATCAGCGGCACAACCTTGGCATGGACGTGGAAAGACGGCTCTGTGGATGCGAAGGTCAAGGTCTGGTTCTCCAACAACAATGCATACCCCGGCTCAGTGGGTGGTCTGCATATCGTCTATGGCACTTACTGATGCTAACAATCAGGAACTCTGACAATACGGTGCAGATCGGCGATGACTTCGCAAACTACAGGCTGGTGCGCTCATATGTTGTTGCCGCCAGTTCGTTCAGCGATTCTGTGTCTGTACCGTTCGGCCCGATCATTCCGCCCGAGGCCAACATCAACGTTGACGGCATAGAGTCGCCGCTGATTGTCATCCGGCCGTACAACGATAGTCGCCTCGGGGCCATAAGCGTGTGGTGGCGTGCAGGCGTTGCGAAGCTGCTTGGTAAGCAGAAAAACATGCTGTACCAGGTTGAAGTGTTTATCTTCGGCAAGACGACGCGGGCGGCGACTGGTAATGAGCCCAAGCTGCTGATGCGGGGTGCGTCCGGCGTGGTGGCATATGACTCCCGGCATATTCCGCTTGTGGTTGAAGACTTCGTTGTCGTTACCAGTGGCGTCTCCGGAAACGATGAGGTCAATCTGGGTTCATTCCTACCGGGGAAAGGGCTGGGGATCTGCATGGTTGGCCCGCGCACCACATACAAGAACGTGAACCAACAAGTGGCCTATGTTGAGATTGAAGCGCTGCGGGTGACAACCGCAAACAACATCTATACTTCGGCGATTAGGTTGTGGGACACCAACAACGGCGCGTACTTCCAATCGGCCAGTTTCGATATGACCGACAACCCGTTCTACATGATGCTTGTTGACGTGAACAAGCTTCCTCTCCCTTACGAGAATGTCTGA